TTATTTTTTGCCGAAAACGCGATCGATCACTTCCCTATCTGCATCGCCTTCCACATAGGTTTCCATCAGCAGCCGGCGCGACTTCCAGCCGCCGTGCTCTGCTGTCGTGGCAACGTCCACGCCATTGCGCCGGATCATCTCCGTTGCGAAACCATGGCGGCCGATCTCGTGGCTCGTCAGGCGCGCCAACCCAGCCTCTTTAATCACCTTGTCGAAGCGCTTTTTGATCGTCGATCGATTGGCGGCGCCGAAAACAAGACTATCGCTCATGCTTCGGATGTTCGCCAGGTCGATGACCATGGCGCGCGTCAGAAACACCTTGCGCGGATCAGTCTTCGTCTTCGTGAGAAACGCGTGCCGCTCCTGAAGGCTCACGTCATCCCATGTCAGGCGGCAGGCTTCCGAAACTCGGGTTGCCGTCTCAAACATGAACCGAGCCGCCGCTGCGGTCTGTGGCATATCAAGGCGCTTGGCGGTCTTGTAGAAGACGTCGAGCCAAGCCTTGTTTCCGGCGGCGCGCGGTTTCCGGGTTTCCTTGAAGCGCTTAACGCTGATCTTCTGGAGCCCTTTAGCATCAGCCGCGTGGTTGATGATTGCCCGCATGGGTGTGATGACTTGCCGATTCCATGTCGCCGGGGAGGCATCTGGATAAAGGATTTTTGCGGCGTTTCTTATGACGGGGCCGGTTATATCCTTGAGCTTCCACTTCTCGAAATGGTCGTACAGGCGCACGGTAAAGCGCGTGTCTTTCCCTTCCAAGGCGTAAAGATGCATTGCATGCGCAAAGGTCAGGACCGTTTCTTGTCCGTGGACAATGGCACGACGTTCATCCGCTTCGTGCTTGATTGCGATGTCTTCCGCGAGCCGGCGATCAGTCGTTTTCGAAGATCGGCGGATTCGCTTTCCGTCCACCGTAAACTCATACTGCCAGACATCGCTGCCTTTTCGCTTGTAGATTTCTGGCATTCCTTTGGCTCCGGACGGGCTGCATTGATGATGGTATCGATGTCGGACGGCATGAGGAACATTGCTTTCCCCAGAATGCGGCAGGCGCCGAGGGCGCGGGCTCGCTCCCGCAAGGTGCGTTCCGAAAGTTGTATGCCGGCTGCCTGAAGTTTGGCAACGGCTGTTGCCGGCGTGATGGCTTCGTCGAGTATCGTCATCCTTCCTCCTTCCCGCCGTTGGCATTTTGTTCCTGCAATAGAGTGGGGGAGGAGTCCGAAAGGGCGCGGATGGCTGCTGCGATAGACCTAGAACCAATTCGCATGGCCTCCGTCTCTGAACCCATGCCAGAGCAATGAGCTTTGGCATGCTCGTCGGCGATCCTGGCCGCTTCTTCAAGAGCATCGCGTCTCGCAGAAGCGCAATCGGCAATGGCATTCTGCAGTTGCTTTCCGAGCATCTGCCGCCATTCCCGCAGTTCAGCGTTCTCCCGCTCAAGGTCTTCGATCCGGTCGGCTGCTTCGGCCGGGTCGATGTTTCCAGCCGGAAGCCGCATATCCAAATCCAGCTTGAGCATATTGGCGCTTAGTTCGCGCAGGTGGTCAACGAGGCTGGTCATCGACTTTCCTCCGTAGCTTTGCTGGGTAAAGTCTGGGTCGATCCAACTGCTCCCGAAGAATCTCATCCATTGTCGACGGTTGGTTGAACGATGCTCTTATCCGCCTGCGAGTGCGCTCTATGCTTTCGCGATCTTGAGGTGAAAGCTCGTTGAAGATGTCGACCAAATAATCAGTCATTTGCTGACCTCCAGCGCTTCGACAGCATCACGCAAGGCCTTGAGCCTGATTTGGCACGCAGCAGCTTCGATATGGGAGTTTCTGGCCTTGTGGAATTTCAGCCAGGCTTCTGTTTGGGAGATGAGGGCGAGGATCTGAGTCACTTCCCCGCCTCCTCGTTAAGAGCAGAGCGGCCGGCGTCGGTGATCTTGATGCCTGGATATCCGCCAAGTCGCATGAATTCGATCAGCTTGGCCTTGATCATAGGCTTACATTGAGCTTCTGCGGCCTTTTCCCATGTCTGTAAAGGCCAGCCGATACGGCCCAATCCGTTATCGGCGCACATGCGCAAGATTTCACGTTGCGTGCTGTTCAGCTTCATCACCGCTCCTCCAGCCGAGACAGGAGGGCGCGGATCTCCTTTGCGATCACCTCAGCTATCCAAGTTTCGCCAGGCCAATCGTCTTCATTGTTTCTGCCGGTGCGCTCGGCGATCTTGGCGGCTTCTTCGAGCGCGGCCTTCCTTACCTCTTCCATCACCTCTGCATGGCGCTGGCGTTCGGCGCGCAGGCGTTCGATCTCGTCGGATGCGTCTTTTAGCATCGTCCGGCGCGAATAGAGCAAACCTGTTTCGATTTCCGCGACTTCGCGCAATCTATTCACAATATCAGTCATTTCGCACCTCGACAGCAACAAAGCCGGGGCACGGCTTATTCGGCTGATCCTCGTTTTTGATGAAGCCGCACATCATGCAGCATTTGATCTGCATCGAAGAGAAAACGCGCTCGTGCCAGAGATGGCCGTTGTCTTCCTTTGGCGGATGGCAGCAAGCCACAATATGGATTTTCCCGCTGCCACGGTGGCAATCGCAGGTGCAGTTATCGTAAGCCGGCGGCAAGAACCTACGGCCGGCGCCGATCTCTAGATCACCTTCCTGCGCGGCTCGCTTCTTGAACCATTCTTTATCTATAGGGAGTTTCATGCCTTCTCCCTCCCTTTGTGGGAGGGGGTGGAAGGAGGAGCGGGAATGCGTTGCCAGAACCGCGGTTTCCATTGAACCGGCAGACCTGTGTAGTGATTGACCCAAAAGCCATTTCCGGCACGATTGAAATATGCTGGCTCCATGAAGCCGCATTCGTGCCCGAGCCAGACGGCCCTATCGTCCTTCGGCGCGCTCGACATGTCCTGCCAGCCATCCCCGCCGTTTCCGGCTTCTATAGGGGCGTGGAGGGGTATGGCCGTGAAACCGGCAGACACGTCCTTTTCAGACAATGGGCGCTTATAGGGGCGATCCTCATAGGCGTGGTGGCGCCACAAGTAAGCTACCGGCTCCCTCGCGCAGACTACCCCGCCTATAGAGGAGAGGTAAGCAGCAACCGCCGCCTCGGCATAGCGCGTCCAGATCTTGCCTGCAGGGACAGAGACGCCGGTCTCTTCAAACGGTTTTCCACTGGATGTTTCAATAACCTTGATGAAGCTCTGCAGCATGGCGCCGGCGGCAGCTTCGATAGCAGTTTCGTGCGGGGTGGTCATAGGAATAATCCTTGCTGTTCGTCGTACCGCTCGACCGTCTTGACCGACCGGCGATATTGCTCGAATGGCGCCTTGCGCCAGATCTGCGGGGAGTTTGCCCAGCGCGCCACATCGCGCAGGAGCTGCTTATTCCAGTCGAAACGGGGGTAGGGCTCGCGCTCAAGAGCGTTGAGCTTCATGTACGGCTGCACGTGCGGTTCGCCGCCCCACGCAATGACCTCGCGGATTCGGTCCATGCATGAGGCAAACGGTTCGTTTCCGATTAGGACATAGACGCGCTTACGGCGAGGCGAAACCTCGCGCAGCATCTTCATCACTCGTTCAACATAGCCGCGCTCCTGCTGGTCGTCGTAGGCAAAGCGCCATGGCCCCTTGTTGATGACTTTCCAGCGATTGAATACGTTGTCATCGAAGGTGCGCGGCTCAAAGCCAGAGTTGGCGTCAAGCAATGGCACTTCGGCGGACACATATCGGCCGATGATGAAATCTTGGTAGTCAGCCGGCAGGCCGGAGAGATTGTTATCGCAGAGGATCGGGCGAACCGGGAATTCTGGCAAGAGCGTGAATTGCTTGCCCTCCATTTTCGGCACAATGCAGAACCAGCAACCGACTGGGCAGCCACGGCTTGCGATCGTGGCATTGGGATTGTGCTGCGCTACTGCGTCCGGAATGTCGCCGCCGATTTCAGCTACGTCCGCGAGAAAATGCTTGCGGGTGAATATGCCTGGACCGCCGGCCCGGACGTTATAACCGAGCGATCGCCAGTAGACGGCGCGCTGGTATGCGTCCTGCAGCTTCCATGTGAAGGCCACAGACAGATAGGCCGTGTCGCCATCAGTCCACTCAGCAAGTCCGCCGACCCAACCGGCCATTACTCCCCTCCTTTATAGAGAGGGGCGGCGGCGCAATCTTCGGCGATGCGCGATTGCTCAAACCATTTGCAAAATCCCGCCTTGGTCATTCGCTCGTTGACGAACGTGCGCGTCTCTTCTTGTTCGAGAGCACGACCCTTTGAAACGCCAACATTATAGCCGCCGGTCCAACACAGAAGGCCAACACCAAGGATGGCTCCGTATACAATCGCAGGACTGCTCATCCTCTGCTCTCCTCTTGCTGGGAGAGGGCAGATCGAAGAGGAGCATTGATGGCTTTGCTCATTTCAACATTTATGCCTGCGAAATCCCAATAGCTGGCATATTCAACGCGGCCTTCATCGCCAATTTGAGCGGGGATGAAATGGAAATTAGCCCAGACGTGATCCTGACCGACTATGAAACCAAGGCGTTCTGCTTCGAGCAAGATTGCTTCAGCCAGTATATGGACATCATCGTCCTGGATATCGAAGCTTCGCGGAAAACCAGGAAGAACATGAGCGCCATGCTCATTTCGACCGTCAAGAAAGAGAACACAGAACGGCTTGGCTATGATCTCCTCCCTCAGCGCGGCGATATCGGAGGCGGGGGTGACATTCTCAGCTTCGAATTCTGCACGCGCCTCCCCGACGAGCCTCTTTGCCAAAAGAGCACGCTCGACGCGGCGTTCAACTTCTGCCAGCATTTGCGCGCGGGTGAATGTTTCCTCCGTCCCTACCGGAGAGGAGAGAGCGGAGCGGATGAGCGCGCGTGCGGAATTGATCAGACGAATGTTTGCCTGAGACTGTATTGACGGCGGAAGGTCATCAAGAGGTTTAAGCTCACGTTCTAAAGCGTCAACCCATTCCTTCAACGCCACAGGCAGCAGCGCGGGTGCGCCATTGAGGAAGTCCCGCAAAGCGACTATCTCGCTTGGATCTAGGCGAACGATCCAATGAACGCTGCCTTCTGGTCCGTCTGGCCCCTCAGTGCGGTCATCTTCAAGAACGAAATCCTCCTCGTTGACGACGATGTAACCGCTGCCGTCCTTTTTTACATGCAGAACGCCGGGTTCGAATACGAATGAGTAGCCACTGCAGTGTGGCGGAACGATCGAAACATTGCCATTGAACTCGCCATCCTCCGTAGGCAGAAATTGCTTCTGCTCTCCGGGTATGAGCGCAAGGGCGGCGGTGAGGATGTCCCGCACCTCTCCTTCGAATGCGTCTCCGGCTCTATGTGCCTTTTGCGCGTTCATGCCGGCTTGCAGCATTTCAGGTGTCGTGATCATCTTGAAACTACCTCGCCGGTCCGGACGTCAATGACGTCGCCGTTCATCTTGCGCTTGAATTGAGATTGGAAGCCGCCGCGCTTTTTCGCGGTCCCGTCGTGCTTGGCCTTGACGCGCTTCACCTTCGAAATGACCTTCTGGTCGCCAGCAGTCTTTGCGCCGACGCCGCGATGGCATGGAACGCAAAGAACCTGGCAGTTCGAGAGCGTCGAATCCTGCGTCAGGAAATATGGAATGACGTGATCGTATTCGCCTTCGCTGACCTTGAGGCGCATGCCGCAGCTTTCACACTTGCCGCCACAGCGAAGGAAAGCTTGAGCGCGAACCTTGTCGGAAAACTCTTCCCGCTTCATCCGCGCCTCCATACCAAAGACAGAATCCGAGCGAAGAGACGACGCCAGCGCTGAGACCGGTTGTAGGCATTGAGTTCAGCGATCCTATCTGCCTTCATTTGCTCGTAGGCGAGGGTCGTCGATCTCGCGTGAGGATATTTTAGCAAGTGCTTGCGGATGGCGTCGGTCATGCGGCGCGCTCCTTCACATCTTCGGGCGTGATGCCAAACTCCGATGCGATGAAAGCCAGAGCTTCCCGAAGAAACTCTCCAAAGGTCGGCTCATCCATATTTTCGAAGGCGATCGACGACGGAACCTTGACGATGTAGCCGCCCATGATGATATCGTCGGTAAATCCAGTCCGGAGCTTCACCATCTGATGAAGGGCCTTCTCCGTCGGTGCGCAGCCGGTGGATTCGACGACCTTTCTCAGGAAGGCCCAATAGAAGCGAAGGCGGTCCGGCACTCGTCCGGTGCGAAGATCGACTCGAATACGCTGTCCATCTGGAAACTGACGAATGAGATCGCGATCCATTTCCATTTCGCCAACGAGCTTGTCACCATGGCGGATAACGTAGAGCGGTGGATTTTCTGAAGGTTTTTTAGCCATCTCGATCACCCCGCATTCAGAGGATGAGATCGAGCCTCTTCATTTTTCAGAAGCTCTTCCTCAAAGGTATCGAACTCGTTTCCGAGAGCTTCTAGCCATGCGCGCGGCCAACGCTCATTGCGGGCACGCTCCCTATAATCAGCACGAAGCTTGCCGAGCATCACCTCGGAATTGCAGTCGAGGAAATCGCGGCGCAGATCTTCGATCAGGCGGGCCCATGCGTCCTTTCCATCAGCATCGGCTTTCTTGAGAGATGCACTCGACTTGGCCGGCGGCGCAATAATTTCCTGTTTCGGAGGATCTATCGCTTTGTTGCCGTCGTCGTCTTCGCCTCTCGACGTGATATTCAGGAGGGCTGATGCCGTATAGCGCTTGCCGTAGCTCGTCGAGGAGCCGACTGCCTGAACCGCATTTTTGCTTCCGGTGCTATCGTGCGGTAATGCCATCGTAGTTTCCTCTTGATGGCCTTCACGATGGCTGAGAATGCCTGTGACCGTGATTTTCCCATCAGGAGCGATGCCTGTCTTGAAAGACAGCGCAAACCCGTATTCCGATAAAATCGGGCGGATCGCCTCGTTAATATCCTCCCAGAGCGCATACCCGGTCGATTGAATAACTTCCTTCGTCACCTTGTCGCGGACAATGATTTTGCCCTTTTCGGTGATGACCGGAAGATGTGGCTGCATGGCCGCAAGAGAGGAAGCATAAGCCGCCTTGGCATTGCGCTCCACGATGCGCTCGTGCATCTGCAGAAGACGCTCCATCTTGTCGATGTCGACATTCGGATTTGCGGCCGCGCGTTCAATCACCTGGATGATTGCTGTGCTCTCGGAAACCGGCTCAGAAAGAGCCGGCGCCGTTTGCTTTGACACTTCAATTGCGCGCGACATGGACGGAACTCTCCTGTTCAATCTTGAATTGCTTTCCGTAGGCGACGTTGGCGCCATAGAACGCGCCATACCAAAGCGCTGAGAAGAAGAGGGCCAGCAGCAGACCAATGAAAAGCTGCTGGCGTGCCGTGAACTGGATGACCGGCGTCTCCCGAAGGTCGAGCATAGGAGCGACGGCGCATTCGCCTGGGCGGCATGAGCATTCGCGGTGTAATTTCAGGTCACATCTTTGCATTTCGGACCTCGTTAAAAGATGAATTTCGAACTGGGCCCGAAGGCCCACGCCGAATGTCATCGGCTTAATCAGCGACCCTGCGGGCCAATTCTGCGTAGGGATCGAATTCGCGATCAGTGCGAAACATGATCTTGTCGCCGGGATCGAAGGCATGCGGAGCATGTGTGTCATGGCCGCGAAGATGTTCGAGCTTGCCCGGGCTTTCGAGGATCGCGTACAGGACGGTCATGCCCTGCGGCGCATGAGTATCGGCGAAGACCGACACACGTTCAGCTTCGAGAACGTGGTGATGACCAGTTTCGCTGTGGCCGATAATGAACTTGCCATTCTCCTTCGCCACCGGCTTTGCCGAAGCAGGGATTTCATCGACACGGAACATCCGGATCTCGCCCTGTGCTCCAAGAGTTTCAATAATGCGCATGCTTAGTTCCTTTCCGTTTCAGGTTCTGATGGTGGGAAATTCGAAGGATTCGACAGGAAGTCCGGTAAGCCATGCCTGCGCTGACTTCACGGTCTGGCATTCAGGAGGAACGCCTATCGCGAATTCTCGGTTGGTACCGCAGCGTGCGTGGATAAAGCGGCTCTTGCGGTCGAGATCGGGAAGTTGGACTTCAACGAGCGCGCCGCAAAGTGGGTCTGGATGCTCGTCTATGACCTTTGCATTCAGTTCGCGCAGAACATTGTGCCAGCCGACGATTTCAAGAGCAGCGCGACGCTGCTCAATGTTCGTCCAGGTCAGCGCGGTCTTTGCTGTGAGGTTTTCCTTGTCCTCGATCCATTCAGCCGGGATCTGGACGCCATGCCAATAATAAAGGCACCAGCCATCACGCCAGCGATGCGACGGACCATTATCGCAATGCGGGCGGTTCTGGTCGTCAACCTTCAGGACTTCCGGGAAATCTGACACGAGGCAGAATTCCTCGTGCATGACACGGAAGCCGCCGTGGATGGCAGCCTGCTCCCAGTGAGCGTATCCTTCATGCTCGCGCAGCTCCAAGCCGAGAATATCGCGGCAAGCCGTCAGATAGCAGTCGTAGCCGGCCCACATGTTGCCGCCCTGGTATGAATTGTACCAACGCGGCGCGCAGCTAATCCCTAGATCGCCGCCAAGCTCGCGGCATACGCGCGCCGCCGCGCTCTCTGCGAGAGCTTTCGCGCCTTTGGCGCGAGACTTTTTATCGGCGCTGGTGGCGGCGCTGGTGGCGGCGTAGGTGGCGGCGCTGGTGGCGGCGCTGGTGGCGGCGCTGGTGGCGGCGTAGGTGGCGGCGTAGGTGGCGGCGTAGGTGGCGGCGTCGGTGGCGGCGTAGGTGGCGGCGCGGGTGGCGGCGCTGGTGGCGGCGCGGGTGGCGGCGTCGGTGGCGGCGCTGGTGGCGGCGCTGGTGGCGGCGTCGGTGGCGGCGTCGGTGGCGGCGCTGGTGGCGGCGCGGGTGGCGGCGCTGGTGGCGGCGCGGGTGGCGGCGTCGGTGGCGGCGCTGGTGGCGGCGCTGGTGGCGGCGTCGGTGGCGGCGCTGGTGGCCTTACCATTCTTTCGAGCATGCCAGATCGCTGCCGAAGCACCGTAGGCGAAAGCCATGACGAGAGGCGAAGGAACGATGACAACGCGCGGCGTTTTCAGTCCTGCGACTTTGTAAAGACCTTCGACAGCCGGGACGATCTTCTCCGGTTCGATGGTCTCAGTGCGCATAGCACGGCCGATCCAGAGCTTTGCATGCTCATCCATGCGAGCTTTTTCTTCCGGCGTAATGCCGCCTTCAGCTCGCGTCTTGGTACGGACGATTTTGGACATGTGGTTTCCTCTTGCGGTGGATTGATCAGCGACCGGCGCGATATTCAGGAACGGGCGTCGTCGAATAGGAAAGCGGCATTCCGCGACGGTGGCGAAGGACAGGGACGGCTTCGATGTTGCCAGAAACCGCATCGGCCCATTCACGCGCGGCCTGACCGCCAACGACTGTCTTGTCGTTCTCGATCTGCTTCACGATTTCGGTGAAGAGAAAGGCTCCGACCGGATCGGCATTGTTGATGCGGCTTGGGCGCGTCAGAACGGCCTTGTTGCCGAGCTGGATGGACGAGACGTAAAACTCGCTATCATCCTCGCAGGAGCTTTCAAGTGTAGCTTCGCCATAGAATACGGCACCATCGCCGTAGAGCGGGATTGTCACTTGCTCGAATGTGAATTGAAGAGTTGCCATCGTACCGTCCTCAGGCGCAAAGCTGCTGAATGTCAGAAAGCTTGGTGCGGAGCGTTTTGACCTCGGCGAGGAGGATTGGCGTTGCCGAACCTTCGCTGCTGCCGAAGTAAACCCCGAGCAAATCCATCGGCTCGATATTCAGAACCCGGCAGATCGCAACGAGGCTGCCGACCGAAATGCGGTTCGTGCCCTTCTCGTATTTCTGGACCGTCTGGAATGTGACGCCGAGTGCGGTTGCAAGGCCGGTCTGCGTCACGCCACGGATCTTCCGGAAGTCCTTGATGCGGTTTCCAACTTCAACGTCGATATTCTCAATACGCTTTGCCATTCTCTTCCCTCATCTTGCGCAGCCGTTTCTTTGTCCATCGGGAGATCAGTCGGTGCGCTGTTGATGAAGGGAGATTATCACGCAGCGTGAAGTTTGCAAGCATAAAATTCACGCTGCGTGAATATTTAATTAGAGACGCCAGCGCCGGCCGCAATAAGCGGGCGTTATCGATATTTTATGTTCTTGTTTTGTTCTAAAATGTGAGTCATGGTTGAGCTTTCGCAGTAGGAGGGAGTGAAACCATGGCGGAAAACTTAAGAATGCAAATAGAGCCGCACATTAAGCGCATGGCTTGCCAGATCTATACGCAGCTTCCCGAAGATAAGCGCGAGGCGCTTCTCGTCTTGCAATATGTTAGACAGATAATTTTTTGCTTGGGGGAAGATTGGGACGCCGTGCTGAAAACTGCGGCTATCCTACCTTTTCAGTCTCAGGAGATGAAAGGTCCGGCAGCAAAGTTGCGAGCCGTAGAGGTAGGCCTGAGCGATCGCCCAGATAAATCCAATCAAGAGTAGCGCCAGTTCGGCTCTGGATCATGATTGCTACATCTATATCGGGCCGACGAAGAGCCTTTAGATAATTGTTTAGGGCGGGCTGAGTGATCCCAATCAATTGGGCAAATTCGACCTGCTTCAGCTTCAGCGCAGTCATAAGCGCGTCGAGCCGCATAGCAATATCAAGGTTTGAACGTCCACCGTCAGCCATGCCAATTTTGTCGCATATTCACGTCGTGAAAAAAATTATCATTTGAGGGCTTGAAAAAACTTCACGCTTCGTGATAATTGGCGACATGGAAACGCCAGGTAACATTGTCGATCGAGTTATTGCCAAGCTGGGAGGCCTGACAAAGGCGACGGCGGCGCTTGAACTGAACAATCCAAGCATTATCGCTAATTGGAGAACTCGCGGCAGGGTTCCGGCTGGACGCGTGCTTGATGTCGAGCGCGTCACCGGAATTTCTCGCCATAAGCTCCGGCCGGATGTTTTCGGAAATGCGGAGAACGCCGCATGACAATCTTGGCCTTTCTCATCGCTATCGCCTTCGTCGCGGCAGTCATCCTCATAGCCAGGATTAAGCCGAGTGATCCGGATTCCACAAACACAGGAGCTGTCGAAGGAAACGACCGTGATTTCGGTCGGCCCTACGACAGCTCTGATTTTTTCTAATCTCGAATGGGCATCGCGGCACCCCCTGCGACATGCCCGACGCTGGTCCCGGCTTTACTCCTCCTCCCGAGCCGGGGCCAGCATTCTTAGACGGATGCGCTTGTTCGCCAATCTCATGACAACGGCTTGAACGGCACCTCCAAGTGAAATGAATGCAGCCGGCTCCTCAGGAAAAGGATTACCGGCTGCGGCAGGGCTCAATGGCGGCAACGCCCTGCGGAAGGGAATTACGGTCTCGCCGGTGCGGCGGACGTGAGACGAGGGCGCTAACTCGCGCTCCGCATGAACGCAGCGGGCGTCCTCGTCTCTTTCATTCGCGTCAGTCTCCAACATGCAAACTGATCTCCTTGGAACGAGATCAAAGTAGCTCAGGAGACTGACAAGTTGTTGGCAAACAGTGACAAGAACTCGGCAAACAGGGCCAAGAAAATGAGCGACGCGTTTTATGCTCAAAACCTTTTGAACCAGGCTTTTCCGAAGGAACGGTACGGCAGCGTCAAGGCAGCAATCTACGCCGCTCGCCGTTTCCTCAGCTCAAAAACCACCAAGGAACTTACCGCTCGTCGCGTTCGGTCGATCCGCGACGGCACCGCGCGACGGATCGACAGCGAAGAAATGGAAGCACTCAAGGCAGCGATTATCGAGGAGGCACGCCGTGAACAATTTGAACTCCGTTCCCGCCTGGCTGCGTTGGACGAGAAAGTTGCCGCTTTCGACGCGCGCTTGGCTCGCGAAGCGATGGCGCGCAAGGGCGAATAAATGGGCTGATCGAGCCGATTGGCTCATGGAGGAATGAAATGAAACCGAAGCGTCGGAAACTGAATAAGAATATCCTCGTCGCCTATCAGCGCCTTATCTCGCGCGGAGGACTTCTTTGCCGGCAATTTTCCTCAAGTGAAGAGGCTGTCAGATGCGGTGGAAATTATATTTATTTCACCGTCCGTGACAATCTTCCTTTTCCGACTGGCGCCGGCCGCTTCTTGATCGAGAATAATCTCGCGATAGGGGGGGGCGACGGATTGTTTGACGACACCCCGCAGACGTTCCGTGCCGTAGATCGGCCCGTCTTCAACGCCTTCCGCGAGAAATGGGAAGCCTCAGTTGTATAGCCTCACCGAAAAGCGCGATGAAATTCAGAAGGTCATCGACAATACGCGGACATGGCTTGCCAGCCACGGTCCTTCCTCGAAAAATCCTTGGCCTCAGCACGAGTGCGATATCAAGCAGCGCCGCCTCGATGTTTTCAAGGAGATCCGTGACGACCTCGAAATAGCGATAGAGCGCAAGCGGGGTGCGGCATGACATTTTCTGAAGCATATGCCGCTATCGGTCCTGATGTTGAAGCAATCGCGGAGCTCCTTGGTATTTCTGCGGCTGAGGCCGACAGAAAAATCAATGCGGAGATGAACCGCCGGCACCAGGAACGCCGCGAAAAGCATCTCTCATATCACCGTGGCTACGATCAGCGTGTCCGTGCCCGACTTCGCGAAATCAGATCCGGGAGGAGCGCATGAGCGCCGTGGCAGAGAATACGACGGATTCCGCCCCAACGGAAAAGAAGATCACATCGAAGGATGTCAAAGCCGCGATCGCGAGCCTCTTTGCGCCGCCGGCGTTCCAAACCTTCTTCGAGGTTTCGAATGCTACGGGCTATGGCATCAAGAGCTACGCCGACGCCGTTGCAATGGGTGTATGGCCTTCGACAGGACACGAGATCCATGGCTTCGAGGTCAAGATCAGCCGGTCGGATTTCCTCAATGAGATGAAGAACCCTGAGAAGGCCATGCCGATCATGCAATATTGCCATCGGTGGTCGCTCGTGTGCCCTGCGAACATGGTGAAGCTGGATGAGGTTCCGGCCACTTGGGGCGTTTACTGGTTCAAGGACGGAGCGATCCGCAAGGCGCGCCAGGCGCCTATTCTCGAAGCTCGTCCGTTGACGCCTGGATTCGTCGCCTCTCTCGTTCGTCGGGCCGGAGAACGCGATACCGCGGAAATCAGTAAGGCCGTCAACGAGGCGCGAGAGCGCTGGGATAGGAACCGCAAGCAGGAAATCGAGGCCGAAGTCGCGCGCAGAGCCGGTAGCCGAGATGCCGCTTTGAAGCTCCTGCAAGCGATGGAAGCTGAATACGGCCACGATCTCAATAGCTGGGATATTGATCATCTTTGCAAGGCAGTCGCGGTGGCGGCGAAACTTGGACTTCATGAGAGCTGGAGTTCGCCTGCTTCGATGCTGGCGATGATCGAAGATACTGGCAACCGCTTCCGCAAGGTTCTCTCTGAAGCCGGCGTCGAGCTTCCGAAAAGAAAGAACGCATGACCGTCACCATGACCAGGCAGGAATATCAGGCTGCTATCACCAAGCCTAAACAAGGCAACAAGTTCAGGGCCGAGCGTACGCTTGTCGACGGCATTTGCTTCGATAGCAAAGCCGAAGCATCGTACTATGCCCATCTCAAGCTTCGCGAGCGCGCTGGCGAGGTGACGGACGTTGAGCTACAGCGTCCATACGCCCTTACCGTCAACGGCGTTCTGGTCGCCACCTACCGGGCAGATTTCGTCTTTTGGGATAATCTCGCGCGCCGTCGTCGCGTTATCGACGTGAAGGGCGTTTCCACGCCCTTATTTCGCCTGAAGCAAAAGCTCATGCGCGCTTGCCATGGCATCACGATCGAGGTGGTGAAATGAGCAGGTGGATCCGTGTCAGCACGGCGATATTTGACCATGATCTCTTCTCCGAAGAGCCGTTCACCGAGCGCGAGGCTTGGCTCTGGCTGATATCGAAGGCTGCGTGGAAAGCTACAAGGCATCGGATAGGGGGCGCCATGGTGGATGTGCCGGTTGGCAGCATCTTTGTGACGCTCCGCGAGCTTCAGGACACATGGAAATGGGGTTCGGATTATAGGGTGCGGACCTTCTTGAAGCTGCTTCAAGCAGAAGAAATGATTGTTGTTGATGCTAACGCAGGGAAAACGCTTGTAACTATCTGTAATTATTCACGTTATCAAAATCCGGAACGCACTGAAAACGCAGAGACAACGCAACCGGAACGCAGCGAAAACGCACTAAAGACACCAATACACCAAGATACCAATACCTCCTCACTTCGTTCGGAGGATGCCCCGCTGCCCAAAAAGCAAAAGGCGACACGTCTTTCCGAAGATTGGTCTCTCCCGAGAGCTTGGGGACAGTGGGCCGTTAGCGAAGGCTTTCCTGAGCAAACCGTTAGGCTCGAAGCCGCAAAATTCCGGGACTTCTGGTGCGCCAAGTCCGGCAAGGACGCAACCAAGCTCGATTGGTTCGCTACTTGGCGGAACTGGATCCGCAATTGCTCGAAATCTCAGCCGGGGCATGGGCCTCCCCCACCAGCGCGGACAATGAGCGACGCCATAGACGATTTCATCCGGAACCACGACCATGAACTTTCAGCAGGAACAACGATCGACCATGATGGCGGAGATTATTCGCCCAATGTTCATCTCCTTGCCTCTCCCACGCGGCGTTGACGCGGACGAGCTGCTGAGGGGATATCTCGTAGCCTTGGAAGGTTTGCTGCCGGGCGCCCTCAGGAGCGTTGTGCTGCATCTCGTTCGTGGGACATGGCACGACGAAGTGAAATTCTGTCCACGCCCTCCCGAGTTGGCGAATATGGTCCGCTTTGAGCAGCGGCGCGTAGAGGCGATGAATCGGCAGCGTCTTCCGGCGCCTGCCGCTGTGCAGCATCAGTTTCGTGACCTTCGCATAATCCATCACCGTCGCGCAGATGAACTTTCCAAGCAGGGCTATCGTCTAATTGCCGAAAGCATCACCTCGGATGCTTTCATTAGTCTCGGAAAAAGCCGAGCTATACCGGCAGGATCAATTCACCTTTGGGCAATCGATGAAGTGTGGGCGCCGGCCGACGTAGCTCATTTGGTGGATATTCATCGCGTCGAGACCAAGAAGCGCGCCGGAGAAAGCAGTTTAGATCCCATGACGCCTGAAAAGGCGGAATATTGGTCAAAAATAGGTGATCTCAAAGATGCGCCTAGCGTCACCGCCGAGCAAATGGGATTTCGTCGAAAAATCGAGGCAGATCTCAAGGGAATAAAGCCGGATGATGCCGGGAGGGCCGCGGCATGACATGTCCTCTCAAGCCTGCTGAGGTCGAAATCCTCCAGAAAATAGCCGACGGCTTCATTCTCAAGCAGATCGCCCATCAGATCGGCATCAGTGAATCAGCGGTAAGCCTCCGGATGGAACGCGCACGGCAGCGCGTCAATGGCGGCAATACGACGGTGGCATTTGTCGCAACGGCTCTTCGTTGCGGCTGGATTCAATAGGTGGAGAAATGGGTTATCCTGATTTGAACTATTCGCTCAAGTCTGCCTCTCGGGAAAGACAGACAGCGGCTGCAGCACAAATGGATGCCTATACGCGGGCTATGTACGAAGCGCAGATGAGCGCGCAATTCAACCATTATCGTCCGCCACAAGAAGCTTTGCCAGCAAATCATTGGTCGGTAGTGCTGGGCCTCCCTCCCACAGCATCCAAAGTCGAAATTAACAAAGCTTATCGGGCTAAGGCAAAGTTAGCCCATGCTGATACCGGCGGCAATGACATAGCCATGACGCGCCTCAATGTCGCCAGAGACCAAGCTCTGAAAGAACGTGGCGGAAAATAGAGGGAAATGAAATGGCATCAAAGGCGGCAAAACTTCGAACGAAACGCATTATCCGTGGGCGCCCCTGCAAGGATGGGGTAGGGAGGGCCGAAAGTGGCCGCATCTCCCGCGCCGCGGATCCTGGCGAAGCGCCCAATGTCTTGGCACGCCAAGCACGCGTTCGCCTTCACGGCGTCAATCAGAATGACGCGGACCAGCCGGAAGCGGGAAGCTTCATTGGACGCCTGAAAATGACCGGGCAAATCTCGCCGGCCCAATATGAGGCCTTCATCCGCTACCAGATGACCAGAGAGCGATATCTGATCGCCATCAATGCTCCCGACAGCTTGGCAACGCGCTCGGGCGGAGTGATGAATATTCCAGATCCGGAAAGCGATCGAAAGGCCATCACCGCTTGGGATGGTGTTATGCAGGCGATACGGACGGCCCAAATGTATCAGCGTGGCAATCTCATGGCTGCCCTGAATTTTCTCGTTACCCGAGACGAGCCGCATCATCACATGGTCGGAGATTTGCGAATTGTGGGTAACGCTCTTTGTCGCCATTACGGCATTGACGCGATGCCCAAATCAGCATAATTTTGACCTCACTGGATATGGCCCGAAGTGTGAAAACGCCTCGGGCTTTTTGATTCTGGCGATGATGTTCGGTGCTGTTCTGGGATAGCAGCAAATGTTGAGACCGAACATCTTAAGCGGCCCAGCGGTCGCCTTCTAGACCAGTTTCCCCCGATGGAGAGTGAGATGGTGCAGTTCACCGTAACCAGACACGACGGAAAGCCTGCCTCATTTCTCGATAAGGCGGCCGCTTTCGTTTTCATGATTGCACTCGTCCCGATTATCGCGGGCGTTTGCATTTGCATTTTGATATACGCCGCTATCTCCAGCTTATTCCGCTTGAAAAGAAAATAGCACACCACACCGATCAGAAGGTGAGGGAACATGGCAGCTCGAAAACAGCGTTGGCACCCTGATGAAGTCAAAGAGCGCATCCAGGCAAGTCAGCTCATTAACCGCCTGACGAAGCACGCGCTTTCTGACAAGCCGATTATGGATAACAGCCAGGTCAAGGCTGCATCCGTTTTGCTTTCAAAAGTGCTACCTGACGTAAAGGCGATCGAGCTCACCGGCGATCCGGACAAGCCGTTGAAACATGTCATTGAACGTCGCATCATCGATCCTAAGCAGTGATGTGCCGCGCAAGCTCGCGCCGCTGCTTCAGCCACGTCGATACAAGGGCGCATATGGCGGTCGAGGGGGCGCCAAGTCTCATTTCTTTGCAGAGGAAATGATTCTTCGCTGTTTTGCTGATACGACGCGCGCCGTCTGTATTCGTGAAGTCCAGAAGTCGATCAAGGATTCGGTCAAGCAGTTGCTGATCGACAAAATTACGAAACTTGGCCTTGAGCGTGAATTTCTGGTGCTTGAAACAGAAATTCGCGGCCCAAACGGTTCGCTCATAATTTTCGTCGGCATGCAGTCCTATAACGCCGACAATATCAAATCGCTTGAGGGATATGACATTGCGTGGGTGGAAGAGGCGCAGACGCTATCCCAGCATTCGCTTGATCTCCTTCGCCCTACAATCCGCAAAGCTGGCTCTGAGATCTGGTTTAGCTGGAACCCTCGCTTCAAGACTGATCCGGTGGATATGTTTCTTCGGAAAAATCCGCCGCCTGATTCGATCGTCGTTCAAGTAAACTGGCAGGATAATCCGTGGTTTCCTGATGTGCTCCGGAAAGAAATGGAGCATGATTTTTCCACGGACGCGGACAAGGCAGAGCATATTTGGAACGGCGCTTATGGTGCAAGCCAGGGTGCGATTCTCGCTAAGTGGGTGAACAAAGCCGATCGGGAAGGGCGCATTCATAATGGCGTCGAATTCGATCCTCATGGTGCTCCGGTAGAGATATCAAGCGATATCGGTTTCCGGGATACCTCTTGCTGGTGGTTCTGGCAGCGTCGAGTCGGAGGATTTGCAATATTCGACTATGATTTTGATCATGGTCTTGATGCCGATGACTGGATTCCTCGAATTCGCGATCGGCTGCTGGAAAGAGGCGTATCTGCGGCGAAGCTTGGCAAGATTTGGCTTCCCCCTGATGCCAAGGCCAAGACATTTCAAAGCAAACATTCGAGTATGGAGAAATTCCTCAAGGCATTTCCCGGCAAGATCGGGCCAAAGCCCGGTTCGAAAAAGCCAGATCAAATCAGCGCTGCGCGATCGATCATCGATAAATGCGAATTCCACAAGACCCGTTGCGAAAATGGCCTCGACGGTCTGACGGCTTGGGAATTTGAGTGGAATGAAGACAATCAGGTATTTTCGCGTGAGCCTATCCATAATTGGGCGTCCCATCGTGGCGACAGTTTTGCCTACGGGTGCGAGGTTATGCAGGGATTGGCGCCTCAGCCTGATCAACGGCAGCCGGAAATTACCACCCTTCATTCCATGACATTCAACGATTTCCTCGAATCCACCCCGTCCCGTAGCGAGAGAGTTTGATGGCAGCTTACGAAGAGACGGAAGATCAGGACGCGCAGAGCTACGACCTCGCCAAGGTCGGCGCGCACTGGCAGCAAGAAATTCAACGGGCGAAGAACTATTTCCAGAAATGGCGTGATCGCTGCGAGAAGATCGAAAAGATCTATCTGCAGCAGCAGAATGATAGCGGAACGCAGGCCAAGCGCAATTTCCCGATGCTGTGGGCGAACATCTCCGTTCTCCAGCCAGCGGTATATGCCAGGGTGCCACAGCCGGCCGTCGAGCGCCGGTTCAAGGATGCCGATCCGGTCGCGCGCTCCGCCTCCGAAATTGTAGAGCGCAATCTCTCCGTCGCGATGGAGTTTGCCGACATCGATTCGACGATGCGCGAGTCTCGCGACGATTTCCTGCTGTGTGGCCGTGGGACCGCCTGGCTTCGATATGAGGCGGATATCGAGAGTGAAGACCTTGGTGTTGAGGCGTCAGAAACGGCAGCCTATGAGGATCAGGAAGCGCAGCAGCTCCAGCCGATGGAGCGCATCACCGATGAGCGCGTCTGCATCGATTACGTTCACTGGTCGGACTTCCTCCATTCGCCGGCCAGGCGCTGGAAAGATGTAACATGGGTGGCGCGCCGCGTGCCCATGACCAACGATGAGTTGAAGGAGCGTTTCGGAGAACAGGCAGCAATTCAGATTGCCAGCCTTGGCATAGGATCCGATCAAGGAAAGACCGAAACAGATCGAGCTCAGAACGAGGGGAAAACCTATGTCTGGGAAATCTGGTGCAAGACGGAAAATTACACCGTCTGGATTGCCGAAGGTTCGCCGATAGCACTTGAGGTTTCCGAGCCACCGCTTGACCTCGAAGGCTTCTGGCCTTGCCCACGTCCTGCTTTTGGCACGCTTTCGACGGGCTCGCTTATCCCGGTACCGGATTATGTATACTATCAGGGACAGTGCGAAGAAATCGACATCCTGACGAAGCGGATCAACAAACTATCCGATCAGTTGCGCCTCAAAATATTTTATCCGTCTGGTGACGGTTCCGTGTCGCCGGCGATCGAAAAGGCGATGCGTCCTGAGAATGACACCGTGATGGTGCCGATCCCCGAATGGGCAGCTTTCACGGAAAAAGGCGGATCCAACGCCATCGTCACGCTCCCGATCGACGAGGTGCAGAAGGTCATCACCGCCTGCATTGAGAACCGCAAACAGTTGATAGAGGATGTCTATCAGATCACCGGGATTTCCGACATCGTGCGCGGCGATACCGAGGCGTCCGAGACGGCGACGGCGCAGCGCATCAAGACGCAGTGGGGATCTATCCGAATTCGCGACAGGCAGGGCGAGCTTGCCCGGTTCGCGCGGGATATCGTGCGTATCGCTGCCGAAATCATCTGCAACCAATTCCAGCCGGAAACGCTGATGATCATGAGCGGCATTCAGTTGCCGACGATGCAGCAAAAGCAGCAGGTGCAATTCCAGGCACAGCAGGTTGCCGCAGGATACCAGCAGGCAGCCGCCCGGGCACAGCAGACGGGCCAACAGCCTCCGCCACCACCGCAGCCGCCCCCGGAGCTTGCGCAGATGATGCAGCAGCCGACGATCGATGAAGTCGTTCAGCTCCTGCGTGACGACAACGTGCGCGGCTTCAAGATCGATATCGAGACCGATTCGACGATCGAGCCGGACGAGGACGCGGACAAGCAGCGCCGCATGGAATTTGTGGAAATGGTCGGCGGCTTTATCCAGCAGGCCGGCCCGATCGCACAGCAGATGCCCCAGCTTGTCCCGATCATGGGTGAGGTGCTTTTGTTCGCCACACGCGGCTTCAGGGCAGGTCGCCAGCTCGAAAGCTCGCTGGAGCAAATGGTGGCGCAGCTGTCGCAACAGGCCATGGCGCCGAAACCGCCGCCGCAGCCTTCGCCGGATGAGCAGATCAAGCTTCAGACGACACAGGTCAAGGCGCAGGCCGAACAGCAGAAAGCTCAATTGGGCGTTGCGCAGGCCGAAGCGGAGCATCGGATGGGAATGGAAAAAATGCGGGGTGAGGCGGCCATTAATCTGATGGAGCACCACCATAAAATGCAGGAGGCTGCGCTGCGGCCGCAACAGCCACGGGTGATGCAATGAGACAGCGTTTTTGTCGCGTCTGCGGTGGTTGGCACGAACTCGATCGCTGGCCGCACAATTGCATGCCGGAGCGCAATCTGGCAGCTTCCAATCTTCCCGCGCCCCATTTCATCAGCGACGCGATTGAAATTCAGTCGATGCATGATGGGAAATTCTACACCTCGAAGTCAAAGCTCCGAGGTGAATACCGCGCCCATGGCGTGGAAGAAATCGGCAACGAGCAACCGCAGCCGATCGAGAAACCGAAATCGGACCGCAAGGGTATCCGCAAGGCACTGAAAGAAGCCTACCAGCAACATACCGCCTGAACGGGCATCAATCCCCGAAAAAGGAAAATCTCACATGTCAGACCTGAACAACGGTGCCGTCGTCGACGGTGGCGAAGAGACGATTGTTGCCGATTCCGCCCCGGTGAGCATTCGCGACAGCCTTGTTGCAGCGATGAAGGAAACGCCGACTGATAACACTGAGCAGAAGCCGGATAATCGGGCACGGGACGAAGCCGGTCGATTTGCGGCAAAACCTGCCGAGCAGACGGCTGCGGCGACTCCACAGCAGCCAGCGCAGCAGCAAGCATCGTCTCCGGCTCCGAAGCCAGCAGAAGGTGCGGCAACGCAGCCAGCGGCCCAGCCTGTGGCGCAGCCGGTCCATAAAGCCCCTCCTGGATGGTCGGCAGAGGCAAAGGCATCGTTTGATACGCTTCCGGACCATGTGAAGGCGGCAATCAGCAATCGCGAGCAGGAAGTCGATAACGGCTTCAAGGTGCTCCAGGATTACAAGGGCCTTGAGCAGTTCACGCCTTATGTGAAGGCGGCCGGCACGACATTCGCCGATTCGATGAAGCGCGCGCTCGACTGGGAAGCATCCCTTCAGCGTGACCCGCTCCGAACCATCCATAGCGTGGCAAGCATCATCCAGCAGCGCACCAACCTGCCAGTTGACCAGATCTTGCACCCAAGTCTGGTTGCCCATCTCGGCCAGCAGGCGCCCCAGCAGCAGGCGCCGCGCCAGCAACCACAACAGCAGCCCGTCAATGTCGATGAGGTTGTGAACCAAGCTTTCCGGAAAAGGGACATTGAAAATCAGCTCAATGCCTTCCTTTCCGATCCCGCCAACACGCACGCCGAGACTGTTCTGGATGACATGGCGACCCTAATCAGCACGGGCCGCGCCAAGGATCTCAAGGAAGCCTACGACGCCGCATGTTGGATGCGTCCTGACATTCGCCAGCAGCTCATCAGCCAAGCTGCGCCGGCGCAACAGCAGGACGAGCAAGCAAGGCGAGCCGCTGCGGCAGATCAAGCCCGCAGGGCCTCCAAATCAATCACCGGCTCTTCCGCCCCTGGCCCGAGTGCAAATGCCGGCGCCGGAAAGTCATCCTCACTTCGCGATACGCTCAAAGAGGCCATAGCAGCCCAAGGCGGTCGCGTCTGATCATAGGGTAAATCCACATGGCAATTTCTCCGAACCTTTCGGAAATCGTCACGACCACCCTGCGTAACCGCAGCGGCGTCATCGCTGACGACGTGACGAAGAACAACGGGCTTTTGTCCCGTCTCAACAGCCGCGGCCGCAAGAAGCCCGTTTCCGGCGGCCGCACCATCGTTCAAGAACTTCAGTATCAGGAAAACAGCACCTTCAAGCGCTATTCCGGCTACGATCTGCTGAACGTCCAGCCATCCGACGTCATCACGGCGGCGGAATATGACTATAAGCAGGCCGCTGTTGCCGTCTCCATCTCCGGTCTGGAACAGCTCCAGAATTCTGGCGAAGACGCAGTTCTCGACCTGCTCGAAGGTCGCATCGAAAACGCCGAAATCACGCTGAAGAACAACATCGCGCTGGATTGCTATTCCGATGGCACCGCTGATGGCGGCCGTCAGATCGGTGGCCTTCAGCTTCTGATTTCCACGTCTCCGACCTCGGGCACCATTGGCGGCATCAACCGCGCCACATGGGCTTTCTGGCGGAATCAGAAGTTCTCCGGCTCTTCGGACGGCGGCGCTGCAACATCGACGTCGAATATCCAGTCCTACATGAACCGGCTTTATCTGAGCTGCTCGCGCGGACCGGATCAGCCTGACCTCATCATCGCCGACAACAACTATTTCCGGCTCTACTGGGAATCGCTGCAGGCGATCCAGCGCATCACCTCGTCCGACAAGGGCATGGCGGGTTTCAACTCCCTCCAATACATGGGCTCCGACGTCGTGTTCGACGGTGGTTTCGGCGGTGGCGCGCCGTCCAACCAGATGTACTTCCTCAACACGAAGTACCTGTTCTACCGGCCGCACCGCGACCGCGATATGTCGCCGATCGGCGATGACCGCATGAACCCCAATCAGGACGCCCTTGTGCGCCTCTGGGGTTGGGCCGGCAACATGACCATGAACAACGCCTTCCTCCAGGGCGTGTTGTTCGCCTAAGCCAGAAAGGATCATCAAATGGCTGTCGCTCGTACTCAGACAGAGCGTTTCGGCGCGCAACCCTTCAACATTGAAGGACCGATCGTCGCTGGCTCTGGCATTCCCGGCCCGAATTTCACGCTTGGCTCCCTCGCATGGGGCGATGCCGAAGCGGAATGGGTCTATTGCAAGCTCACGCTTGCCTCGCAGACTACCTTGCAGCCCGGCATGTGGCTACAGTGGGACAAGGACTATAACGCCAACCTGCTGACTACGGCTACCGCTGTCGTCGGCTATGGCGTTGGCGTCTTCGCCGGTGCCTCGCAGAACCCGACCACCACGGGCGGACCTGCCGGTACCATCACGCTTGCCGCTGGCACCTATTACATCTGGATCCAGCGCGCGGGACAGGCTCCTGCTTTGGTCAGTGCGACCACCACGCCGGCGCTTGTTATCGCCGAGACCACGACCACGGCCGGCCAGGCCAACGTCCCGGCCTCCGCTACCGTCGGTACGAAGCAGATCACCCCTGTTTCGTTCCAGACCGCGAACATCACGTTCACGGCAACGACGACCAATGCGTCAAACGTCCTGACGGGCTTGTCGGGTGCATCGACGGCATCCGGGCCGTTCATCGGTGCATCTGTCTCGGGTACCGGTATTCCCGGTTCCACGACGGTCACCGGCGTTACCTACAGCCCAAACGGCACTGTTCAGTCGATCACGCTGAGCAACAACGCCACGGCCAACGGTACGGGCATCACGATCACCGTCACCGGCGTTCTCGAATGCCGTCTGATGTGGCCGTATCTGGCTAAGACCAACTAAGGAGTAACGCAGATGGGCATTTACGCTGATCTGCAGGCCAAAATCTCTGCCGACCGCGAGGCCGGCAGAGATGTCCCGCCTGTCATCGAGGAAATTGCGATGATGCTCGCAAATTCTGTCGATCCGCAGAAGGAACCGGAGTCAGCCCCGGCACCAGAGCCTGCACCGCAGGAAAATTCCACCAACAACGTTTGAGGCTCTTCGGAGCCTCTTTTCCTTTCCCCGCCATCAACAGCGAGAGCAACCATGTCCGAATCAACCGGAATTTATGCCGCATTCAGCCTTGAGCCCGTCGAGCAGTCCTTCAAATCCAAGGAAGCGGGACGCCCGATCTTCGAGGATCGAGAATTCGTTCGCATCGTCATCGCCGGCGACAAGAACACAGAAGTTTATCGCGAGGCCACCGAAGCCGACAAGGAACGCTTTCACGAGCCATACGCGCGCTTCAAGCGGGGCCTTGGCGAGCGCGAGCAGATTGTAGGCACGCCGCTTTCCCAGTGGCCGCTTCTGAAACCGAGCCAAATCCGGGAATTCGAGGCGATCAACATCTACACCGTGGAGCAGATGGCGGCGCTCTCTGACACGATGAAGCAGAATATCGGCATGGGTGCGAACGAACTCGTCGCCGCGGCGAAAGCCTTCATCGAAAGTGCGCAAAACAATTCCGTAGCCTCCGCGCTTGCCGCTGAAAACGAGCGCCTTCGTTCCGACGTCGAGCAGCTTCGCGAGCAGGTGAGAGTACTGGCTGATCGTCTGGAAGATAGCGAGCGTTCCGAACCTGTCGAACGTCGCGGCCCCGGGCGGCCTCCCAAGGCTGCCCGCGAAACCTCTCTTGAACTCTAAGATCGAGATCCGCGCATGAGTTTGTTAACCATCGTCCAGCAGGCATGCGCGACTCTCTCGATCAATATTCCGGGTCTTGTTGTCGGCAACCCTGATCCAACAGTGGTTCAACTGCTGTCTCTGGCACAGGAGGCCGGCGACGATCTTGCCCGCGATTACGACTGGTCGAACCTGCACGTTCTGCGCCAGTTCACCACGACAGGCGCTTATCCGGAGCCGAATGCTCTTCCGTCAGACTGGCAGAAATTCGCCGATAATTCGGTGATCTGGAACAACTCGCGCCTTTGGCAGCTCAACGGTCCGGTCGATGCCCAGACCTGGCAGCGCAATACGGTGATCAATTCCAATCCGGTCCCGCAAATATGGCGCATTTTGCAGGGTGACCTTGATATTTATCCAAACACTGTCGGTGAAATGATCAGCTTCGAATATATCTCGACGAACTGGGTCAAGCTCAACACCGGCGGCACCAGCACAACGTTTGCCAACGATCTCGATACGACGCTGTTTCCGGAGCGTCTGGTGCGCCTGTCGCTCATCTGGCGTTGGAAGGATGCGAAGGGGCTTGATTTCTCGTCATCGCTTGAAAAATTCGAGCGCGCCAAGGAAAACGATATCGGTTCCGATCGCGCTGCGGCCCCAAAATCCCTATCAATGCCGAACCGCGGCGAAATCCCGGATAATTATTGGCCCGGCATTATCACGGTGACGCCCTGATGGCTCGTCGACCAACCGCGCGCACGGCTATTTCGGGAGAATGGCTTGCGCCTACCGGAGGGTGGCGCACAGATGTCACCTTGGGTGACATGCCGAAGGATGCCGCCTATCAGTTGGACAATTTTTTCCCGGAATCGAACCGCGTTCGCGCGCGCTATGGATCGAATATCTTCGCGTCGGGTTTGGGCGCTACGGTTCAGACGATTATTCCCTATTCCGGCGCCTCCAATAAATTGTTCGCGGCCGCAGGAACAAAGATATTCGACATAACATCTGGCGGAGTAGCGTCGTCGGTAGTGACCGCGCAGACTGGCGCTCGTTGGTCAGTCCAGCAATATACGAATTCGGGCGGGAGCTTTCTGCGCCTCGTCAACGGCCTCGATACCCCACTGCTTTATGACGGCACCACATGGTCAACCACGGCCATTACCGGAACCGGACTGACACCAAGCAATCTATCGGTAGTGATCGCTTATCGGTCCAGGCTTTGGTTTATAGAGAAGAACACGACGAAGATATGGTATCTGGCGACGGATGCGGTCAGCGGCGCGGCCACGGCCTTCCCGGTTGGCGGCAGCATGAAATTTGGTGGCGTTCTCGTCGGAATGGGCGTCTGGACTATCCCCTTGCAGAACGGCATTCAGCAATGTCTCGTGCTGATGTCATCCGAAGGGGAAATCCTTGTCTATCAAGGATCGGACCCCACGACCGCCAGCGGCTTTAGCCTCATGGGAACATTCAAGGTCGGTCATCCCCTCGGCTACGACCGATGTTTCTTGAATGTCGGCGCCGATCTCGCGATCATGACGACGGATGGTATCATTCCGATCACCAAGGCCGTTTCTCTTGATCGAGGCGCGACCGATCTCGGGGCGATTACTGCGGGAATTGCCCCGACTTGGCTGCAAACCGTCTCAGATCAGGGAATCATATCCGACGAGTGGCAATTGACCGGCTTCGCACGGCGCCGGATGGCGATAGTCAATCTGCCCGAGACCGCTGGCCCATATCAATATGTGATGAATACGGAGACGGGCGGCTGGTGCCGGTTTTATGGGCTGGCGTCGACATGCTGGGGGACTTGGCAGGATCGGCTATTCTTCGGACGAGCGGACGGAAATGTTTGCGAAGCCGAAGTCGGATCAAATGACACGGGCAACCCGATCGATTGTTTGATGGTTGGCGCCTGGCAGGCCTATGGAGACTCCATCTCTCCAAAGTATTCGACGATGATTGGCGCCAATCTCCAGCAAGGGGCACAGACGACGTTCTATCTCGGTGTCTCGGCGGATTATTCCGTTACGGTTCCGGCTGCCTTATCGAACCTCTTGCCCACGGCGAAGGCGGCAAAATGGGATGTGTCCCTGTGGGATGCTTCATATTTTGCCGGAACAACGCTCGGTAAGCAATACGCCACGGCCACTGCGCCCGGCGTCTCTCTCGCGCCGGTCATTCGCGCGTTAATTTCCGGTGATTCAACTTCCATTTCGGAAGCTGGCGTCATTGGGGGAACGGTCCTTTTCCAAAAAGGCTCGCCGATTTGATCGTCACGGAACCACGGCAAGATATCGCCGCATGGGTTGGAGAGCGCATCGGCGTAAAGTTCGAGCCACCATACACGGCAATCGCGGAAGTCCGCAACGGCCGGGTCATCGCAGCTTACGTCTTCAATATGTGGACGCAACATGACGTTGAGGTTTCGCTCGCGGCTGATCGCCTGACGATCGGTCTCATGCAGCGGGCGTTCTCCTACGTGGTGAATGACCTTGGTTGTCGGCGAGCAACATTCCGGACGCGGGCGGACAATATTCCGGCTCAACGCTGCCTAGAGCGATTGGGCGGCAAGCTTGAGGGACGCCAGCGCCTTTATTTCGGAGACTGTGACGGTCTCCTCTATGGCATCATGAAAGAGGATTTCCCTATCGGCCGAACTGATTGAAGCCGCGCCGTTTACCGCCTTTCTTCAATTCGTCTACTGTTGGCGCGTCTGGTAAATGGCGCCAACTTTTGCCGCGAACTACATCGTAAACGACATAAGCTGATTTGCCCAAGTCTTTCGCAATCCGAGCCGATGACTCGCCTGACATAAACCGTCGCCAAATAAGTCTGACAGTCTCTTCATCCAAAGACTGATTCCATACTTTCTCGCCTTTGCGATAAGCAGGAGGGGGAGGAGGGCCCTGGAAAGCTCTCTTTATGGGTGGTTTCTTTTGTCGGCCCCGCATTATTGCATCGGAAACATTATCTTTTTGGTTACCCCAGCGAAGATGTGCAGGATTGCAGCATGCTGGGTTATCACAAGAGTGAAGGGCGTTAGGTCTTCCCTCTGGGGGTGTCCCGAATGCTAAGAAAGCGGCGATACGAGATGAGACGATATTGACGCCTCCCGGTCTGCCGTTTGCGATCTTAAAAACACCGTAACCAGAATGTGAACGGGCTTTAGGAAGCCAGTTCCAGCATTCATCGTCACTTCCAATTTCAACCTTCGACCAGAAACGATCTTGGTCTGATTTAGACAGATTGATCATACTGTTAACCATATCACCTATGGCATGGTAGATCAACGCATGGAGGTTATCATCGTTTCTACACCCAAGCCGCCGACCCCGCCTGATCCGCAGGCAACTGCGTCTGCCCAGACCTCAACCAATCTGGCGACGGCGCAAGCCAATGCGGCGATGAACAACGTCAATCAGGTCACGCCTTATGGAAACCTGACCTATAACCAGACTGGTCAGCGGTTTATCGCAGATCCGAATGGGCAGCAATATTGGGTTGATGGCTCGGGCCAGTATCATTCTTCACTGCCGACACAATCTGTGACGACGCCTGGAACAGCAGGCCATTACCAAACCAATCAAGTTTCTGGTGGCCATGGTGACAGCTATTCGAATCAGGTCTGGGTTCCGGCAACATCATCTTCCACCAAAACGCAGACCTATACTCCAGACGGCTGGACATCGACAAAGGGTTACTATGTTCCGACCTATACGGCGACGCAGACGCTTTCGCCTCAGGAGCAGGCGATTCTTGACCAGACGCAGGCGGCAAACCTCAATCTTGGAAAACTGGCAAATCAGCAATCTGGAAAATTGCTCGACTATCTCAATACGCCTGTCAAACTTCCAGGAAACATAGATCTCAGCGCGGCTAACGTCGACAACTATACGAACACGCATTGGCAGAACGGATTTAATAATACTTGGGATCGAAATCAGGCGTCATTGGATCAAAAGCTTGCCGACCAGGGCATAAAGCTCGGATCTCAAGCCTATTCCAATGCGATGCGTGATTTCAGCACTAACAAACAGGCTGCGAATGATCAGTACTTGGGTGACATGTATTCAAACGCCCAAAATGCGATCGTTCAGCAGCATAATAGCGACATGAACGACGTTCTGACGGCTCGCAATCAGCCTATCAATGAGATTTCAGCTCTGCTTGGTGGTTCCCAAATCACGCAGCCGACTTATGCGTCAAGTTCCGCATCTAGCCAGATCCCCACCGTCGATTATGCCGGTATCGTCAATCAGAATTACCAAAACCAGCTTGGCGCCTACCAGCAACAGGTCGCTACGCAAAACGCCGCTATGGGGGGTCTTTTTGGCCTTGGATCTTCCCTTCTCGGCGGTTGGGCCATGGGCGGCTTCAAGTCCGATAGGCGTTTGAAGACGGACATTGATCGTGTCGGAACTCTCGACAACGGACTGCCCGTTTATTCCTTCCGCTATAAGGAAGGTGGGCCGTTCCAGATCGGCTTGATGTCCGACGACGTTAAAAAGATCCATCCAGAAGCCGTGATGCGTCATCCTGACGGCTTTGATCGTGTCGATTATGCAAGGGCGGTCCAATAATGTCTTTCAATTTCAATCCTGCAGCAGGCGAAACAGAAAGCTCTTCATCTGTCGATCTACGCCGCAGACTTGCTGCTGCTATGCTGCAACAGGGAATGGATACAAGCCCGATCCGTTCGCCATGGCAGGGCGTAGCGCGTCTCTCGGAGGCCCTCATGGGGGGGCTAGCCGTTCGTCGGCAGGCTCAGCAGGAGCAAGACGCCAACAATCAGATCATGTCCGCGATCACCGGGCAGCCCTACACGCCCCCGGCGCAGTCTGGTGGCTTCCTGTCGCGTCTATTCGGCGATAATGGCGTACCTGCTTCCGGCGCACAAAATCAAGTTTCCGCAACATCACCATCTCCTGCGGCCGCGCCATCAGTTGCCGCGAACGTTGGGAGCGCCGGTATATCAGCGTCGCCCGACGCCACCGATCTGAACGGCTATCTCGATGATCCCGCGCGCCGTGCCACGCTTCCGGCTGGCATGCGCAACAACAATCCTGGCAACATCAAGTATACGAGCAACAGCGCCTTCGCGGGCGTTACCGGGCCATCTTCCAACCGCGACGAGGGCGATCCGCAGGCGGTCTTTGCCACCCCAGAGGCTGGAATGCAGGCAATGTATTCTTTGCTCGGCAAGAAATATGCCGGCGGCAAGACGACGCCGAACGCTATCATTGCCGGGAATATGGGTTGGACGCCGGGGAATTATCAGGCTGCTGCCAATGTCGCGCGCTATGCCGGTATAGGTCCGGATGACGATATTGGCTTCGGTGATCCGCAAAAAGCACAGCGGTTCATGCGTGCCCTGATGATGCAAGAGCATGGCAAGTCCAGCGGCCTTTACCCGGATAGCATGATCGCGGCTGCCATTGGTGGCCGCGCGCCCGTTGCGCAGGCTCCGGCACAGGTTGCAAGCCTTGATCCAAGCGCTGGAATGGCATCCGCAATGCCAGCCGCACAGCCTGTTGTTCCACCGCCGTCTCCGACCGCTCAGCCCGGCAACATGGCAAGCGTCACGCCTGACCAGATGCAGGCTATGCTTGGCCCGACGCCGACCCCTGGCTATCAAGATCCGACCGTGACGACGGCCTATAGGCAGCCTCAGGCAACGCCGCCGGCTGCTCAGGCGATCAATCAGCAAGCGCCTGTTGATCCAACGCAAACAGCCTCCCTTGGCCCGAATACGGGGATGCCAGCGCAACCAGCCGCCCAGTCCCCCATTCCGACGCCTTCACCAATCACTCCTCAGGCAGCGTCCCCGGCGCAGGATCAGAGTGCGTCGCGTGCTCAGCTCGCGCAGGCCATGATGAACGCGCCGGGCATGGGACCAACGTCCGTCGCCAACAATCCGCGTGCTCAAGCGCTTTTGCAGGCTATGATGAATCCCTATGCATCACCTCAGGTCCGCGCGCTGGCAGGTTCTGTTCTCCAAACGCAGATGCAGCCGCATACCCAGATCGTTCAAAACCCAAACACGGGCGCCACGTACCTCGTCGACACATGGACCGGCGCAAAGCAGCTCATCGACCAGGGCCAGACCGCGGACAGCGAACTCCAGAAGGACGCCAACGGCAATCCGATCGGCGTCTTCAATAAGCGTACGGGCGAATATCAGAAAATGGGCGATCCGACCGCTCAGCTCGACATCGTGACGCGTCCGGACGGCTCGATTATCGCCGTGAACAAGATCACCGGTCAGCAAATGGCGGCTCCGGCCGGAGCCATGAAGACAGACAGCATCGTCGAAGGCCCGGTCGACCCGCAGACGGGTTATCCGACGAAACTGCTCTACAACCCCGTGGATGGCGTCAAGGGCGTCATTGGGCCGAACGGTCAGCTCTTGCCGCCTGGATCGCAGCAGGCGCCCCAGCAGGCCGCAAATGCCCCTGTTCCTCCGCCCGGCGTGGATCCGAAGAAATATCGCGAGACGATGGCAACGCGCGCCGCAGAGGCCGCTACGCCTTCCGCAAAGGATGAAAGCGAGTTTGCTGCGGGCATGATGGCGCGTCCGTCCTACAAGGAATATTCCGCCGCCGTCCCGACCTGGAATAGCTTCACCCAGCATATCCAGGACAATACACCCGCGGCGGACAAGGCGATCGTCGACGACTTCGCAAAAATCCTCAATCCGGGCAGGGCGGTTACGACCGGTTCGTTCCAGCTGAACATGGACGCTCAGTCTGTGCCGGAATATCTGCAGGGCCAGATCCTCAAAGCCTTCACCGGCAATGGCGAACTGGGACCGGATGCCCGTGCGCAGATGGCGAAAATCGCGCAGTTGAAGATGCAGGAATATCAGAAGGCGTGGAACCTTGACGCTCAGCAAGGGACGAAAATCGCGAAGTCCCATGGTCTCACCGTTGAGAACGTCATTCCCGACGTTCCAGGTGTTGATGGCATCGACTTCTCGAAGGTCAACAGTCTGAAGACGACGGCTGCCGGTACCGGACCCGCAACCGCGACGTCTTCGACAGGCGCGCCGGCTGCCGCGTCTTCTGCGATGCCAACTGCTACCGGTCCAAATGGCGAAAAGATACAGTGGAACGGCAGTGCATGGGTTCCGCTCTCGGGACCAAACGTCAACCCGAATTCCAACGTGAACCGCGTTCCGACAGGAAATTGATCCATGGCGAATATTCCAGCGCCGCCGGCCGGGTTCACACTCGATGCGCAGCCGCCCACGCCCGAGCCGACCCAATATGTTCCCATTTCGCAAGGGAGCATTCCAGCGCCACCAAGCGGCTTTACCCTTGATCAGGTGCCGCAGGGGACCGGTAACACGGATACTGGCGTTGCTCGTCTGATTGCGGGGCAGCCGGCCAGCAACAACGGCGATCTGACCGTGAACAATTCCGTCCGATCGATCGCGACTGGCGTGCCGATCATTGGCGGTCTGTTAAATCGGGCTGACGCTGCGTTCAATGCCACCTTGGCGCCGGCCGTCGATCCGCTCTTGCCAGACAGTTTTCAAAAGCTCCCGGAAGAAAACTGGAGCGATCGTTACCAGCATGCGCTCAATATCCAGAACGGCCAAGATCAGGCCTTTCATCAGGAGCATCCCTATGTCGATACTGGACTGAATGTTGCCGGCGGCGTCGCGGGGACGATACCTGCCATGATGGCAGCTCCTGCCGCCTTCGGTATTGGAAGTGGCAGTCTAGCAGCACGATCGGGAGTTGCTGGCCTTGTTGGGGCAGGAATTGGCGGAACGGATGCAGCAATCCGGTCAGATGCGGATCCACGACGTACGGCAATCGGTGCAGCAATCGGAGGCGCAACCGGCGCGGCAGGCCCAGCAATTGGCAAAGTCATTGGCGCAGGCGTTCGCTATTTCACACAGCCATCCGACGCCATTTCCGATCTTTCCGGCGCCGCGCGGAATTACATCTCACAGGAGCTAGCCGATCCGGCTAAACTCGCCGCCTATCAGGAGCAGCTTGCGCGCCTCGGGCCAGATGCCACCTTGGCCGATGTCTCCCCGGAATGGATGGGCGTTGCTCGTGGTGCGGCTTCTCGCCCTGGCACGCGTGATGCCATCGTGCAGACCATCCTCGATCGGCAGGCCGGAGCAAATACGCGTCTTGCGACCGATCTCGATTCATCGCTGGGTCAAGCTGTCATCCCGTCGCAAGTGGATGAAGCACTCCAAGGTAGCCAGCAGCAAATCATGCCGCTCTATCGGGAAGCGTTCGCCAATGCGCAGCCCTATAATACCCAACCGATCGCCGATGCCATTTCGCAGGATGCAAACCAGCTTCGAGGCCCGGCGCAGACGGCGATGGCGCGGGTGCGTGGGATGCTGAATGTGAGCGGCACGGACCAGTTATCCAGCGATCCCCGCGTGATGTTCGAGACGCGCCAGGCGATCGACGGCATGTTGACTGGTGAAACCGATCCTAAGGTTATTCGCGCGCTATCAGAGGCTCGGCAGATGGTCGACGATGGCCTGACGCAGGCTGTCCCCGGTATCAAGGATGCCGATGCAGCCTATGCCGAGCTTGCTCGCCAGCGTGAGGCGCTGCAGCAGGGGCGCCCGATCCTGAATAATGGCGTGACGGCGCTGCGCCCGCAGGAAGTCCAAGATATGCTCCAGCAAGGCGCATTGCCACAGGGACAGCAGATCGGTCCCTCCGGTGTGCCGACACGCATGCAGCAGGGCGTACGGGCCGAGATCGACCGCGCTGCCGGCACGAACGCGATCGACACGACGGCGCTTCGCAATATCGTCCGCGGTGAAGGCGATTGGAACCGGCAGAAACTTGGAATGCTGTTCGGTCAAGAAAATGCCGATCGAGCTCTCAATGCAATCGACCGCGAAACTACCTTCGGGCAGACGGCCAATCGTGTGACGGCTGGTTCAGATACCGCGATGGCGAACCGGTTTGGCAATTTCCTTGACGATGTGGGCAAGCCAACTGAAATCCCCGGCGACCTTACGGCCATGGGTGTTGCCGCCCGTAGTGCCAAGAAGGTTGCGAATGCACTGTTGGAGCAGCGCGGCGAAGATCTGGCGGCGAAGTTTGCCAACGATCTCGGACGCGTCTCGGTAGCGACAGGGCCGACACGAGATCAGCTCGTGCAAGCTCTTATCGCCAGGGCGCAACAGTCCGGATCGACGGCGAATCCAGCGGTCCAAGGCTTGATCAATGCAGTTGTTCAAAGCGCCGGAAGGCAGGCCTTACGATAGGTTGCGAAATTCACGGGAAATAATGCCGAAGCACCCAAGCATCAGGGTGATGCCGAATAGAGCACCTAGGGCGAATTCGAGGCCCATGAATTTCAGGAACCAAGTCAGGGCCGCCATGGTCACGGCGAAGATGACGAAGCAAATGCAGATGAGCAGGTTTTTCCGGTCTTGGGTCATGAAAGCTAAAATATCCCTTCTCTCATGAAGGGGCAATAACCCCGCGAAGGGGTCAGAAACTTTTTTAATTTCTCATCAAGGCGCTCTTAGAGGCGCCTTTTTCTATGGAGATATGAATGCCTAGAAACGGCTCCGGCGTCTATTCGCTGCCCGCGGGCAGCACCTTCACGCCCAATACGATCATTCAAAGCTCTGTCGTCAACGGCATCAACAATGATATTGCGACAGACTTGAACACACCACGCCCGATTGTGGCTGGGGGGACAGGCGCCTCTACGGTCGCTGGCGCGCAAGCTGCGCTCGGCCTGAGCACTGGAACGTTCGGTTTTCTCTTCGGTCTGACGATGGGTAATAATGGCGGTGATCTGACGAACAGTATAGATATCACAGTCGGAACAGCGGCGACGGATGATCCAACATCTCCAACGCTGATGACGCTTTCCTCGCTTTTGACGAAAGCGGTCAATGTAAACTGGGCTGTTGGCTCAGGCAGCGGGGGCCTTGACACTGGCACCGTAGCAAACGGCACATATCACGTCTTTCTTATCCAACGGTCGGATACCGGCGTTGTTGACGCACTTTTTTCTACATCTCCAACATCTCCGACGATGCCAGCCAACTATGACCGCAAGCGCCGTATTGGATCGATCATGCGGGTTGGTGGCAATAATCGTGGCTTTGTTCAGAATGGTGATGAGTTTCTCTGGAGAGGAAACGGAGCAATTGTAGATGTCAATGTTACAAATCCAGGTACATCTGCAACAACTAGAACGTTAAGTGTCCCATCCGGACTAGAAGTCGATGCTTATATCAGAATTACCACAGCAAATTCTAGTTCTGGCGGTTATTTTAATACCTACGTATCCTATTTAGGCGTATCTGATGACGCCGTTACTAGTGTTACGCAAACACTTGATGGAAATGGTAATGTCAGCGGTAGGGCGCGAGACAGTTCCGCAGAGATTCGCGTTAGAACAAATCCATCCTCTCAAGTCAGAGTTAGGCATGGCTATAGCGATGCTAACTGTAGCGTTTCTATGACGGCATATGGTTGGCGAGACACCAGAGGAAGATATTAATAGGAGAAATCATGGCCTATATTGCAAGAAACCAAGATGGCTCAATCCGAGCTGTTTGCGGCGTCTTACAGCCCGAATTCGCCGAGGAATGGCTTCCTGACGATGACCCTAATGTTATCGCCTACCTAAACCCTAATCGTTCAGTCGATTCCGTGTCAGCCAGACAATTCAAGTTGCAGCTTTTGTCTGCCGGTCTTCTAAATCAGGTGGACGTATGGGTTAAGACCCAATCTCAGGCAGTCCAGATCGCCTATGAATATTCCGGTTCGTTCGTCCGGACTGAGCCTATGATGGCCGCCGGCTTCGCGGCCATGGGGTTTACCAATCAGCAGATCGATGACTTCTTCAATGCGGCGTCGAAGCTTTAAACGCTTCCATTTCGCAGTTAGGCCAAGGCATGCCTCTCTTTGGTTGATTGACGCTTTTTTCGTAGGCTTCGTCGCACTTTCAGGACTGGCTTCTCGACAAGCTCATACGTTAGAACGGCCGACGCCAGGGCGCCGATAGGAACGATAAGCCAGCGATCTATCCCGAATCGATCAGCAATAAAAATAAAAAGGTAGTGGCTAAGGAAAACGCCGTAGCTGAGATTCCCGAGATATTCGTCCCAGCCGATTCTCGGATAGCGCTTTAGCCATGCGATCGCGGTTATGCCAATCGCCGCTCCTAATGTCACTTCGAAATTATAGGGAAGCGCCCGGATCGTCGGGAATAAGAGCAGTCCGATGAAGGCGACCGTCATTCCTGCGGCCGCCATCAAAGCATATCGCGCGGGAAGAGCTGCTGGTACTGCGAGTGAAGCGCCCGCGATAAATATGAAAAATGTCCCCGGTATAAATCGGTATCCGAACCAGTTCGAATTGATGACGCCAAAGTAGGCCATAGTGAAAACGAGAATTGATGTGGCAAGAGCCACGTACTTTGCCTTTTTGGGCAGCAGCCAGAAGAATGGAAAGAGCAGATAAAACGTCAACTCAAGTCCAAGGCTCCATGCCGGCGGAACATAGACGGCGTGGTTGAGTGCGAACATGTAGAATCCTAGTGGCAGGATAGCGATGTTCGCAAGAATATAAATCGGGCCTCGATCTGCCACAAAATCATCGTGTATCCCAATGGTCGATGCCAAGAGCAGTGTGACGAAAACGTAAAACAGGTATTGCGGGAAAAGTCGCGCTGCGCGGTCTAGGTAGAATGTCGGAATTTCTCTGAAAGACGGATAGTTCCGCTCGACTAGAAGGCTCATCACATAGCCGCTGATCACGAAAAACGAGATCACTGCCACGACGCCCGGATTAGCGCCAGCGATGCTGCCGAAGGCGTGTGAATATAGCACAAGCGTTGCGAGTATGAATCTGTAGGTTCCCATTGGGACCGATTATCACAACTCGCAGAAATCATGAAACTGAAACTCGCCCCGAATTCGGTGGCGGGTGCTTCGTCATGCCCTGCCCCACCACCAAAGAGGTCCACATGTTTTATATCGCTCTCATCGCGGTACTCGTTGCCGCATTTATCATTTTCGATGCCATTCGGGTCTATCGGTCCACCCCTGGCACCGCGTGGATGACTGCCTTCCACAATTCTGCGACGATTGCCATTGCCCGTCTCGGTTCGCTGGGAAGCGCCATTATCGCGGCCGTCGTGTCGATTTCCTCGTATCTCGGAGATCCGAATATCGCCAGCGCGGTTCAGTCGGCGCTTGGATCGATCAACCCGGCGCTGGTTCCCTTCATCCCGCTCGTGATCCTAGTGCTTGCCGAATTCGCACGTCGGCGCACGCTGAATAAGTAGTTAGCGCCATGGACAACCTCGATAGATGGAACAACGCCAACTTCACGCGATCCTCACAAATCGAAAAGCAGGCGGCACAGATCAGGGCCAATCAATCGCGCTACGAGGCTGCTTCGGCGAAAACAGGAGTTCCGTGGGACGTGATCGCGGTTATTCATTATAGGGAATCGTCGTGCAGCTTTGTGGGTGTTCTCCATAATGGCGAAAGGATCATTGGAACCGGGCGGAAAACAACGCTGGTCCCGAAAGGGCGCGGCCCGTTCGCGACATGGGAAGACGCAACATTCGATGCGCTGATGAATTGCGCTCCATATGCCGGCAAGAACACGGATTGGTCTCTTGGCAGCACCCTTGACCTTCTGGAGGGCTACAATGGGCTCGGCTATCGGAAGCGGGGGCTTCCATCGCCATATCTCTGGGCTGGCACAGATCAATATACCAGCGGCAAGTATGTTGCTGATGGGAAGTTTGATCCGAACTTCGTTGATCAGCAACTTGGGGCAGCGGCCCTCCTGATTGCGCTGCGCGGGAAGAGCAATACGCAGCTTGCACAGACGCGGCCAATCGCGGCCACTCAATCACCCGCACCAAAGCCTGCAAGCGCGTCTGCGGCTTCCTCTGTGGCAAAGGTTGCTGTCCCTGCTGCCGTCGTCGCGGCCGGTGGCGTCGCCGCCTATTGGCATCAATTGACGCACTGGATCGGGAGCTTCTTCTAATGGGCTGGCTACTCAATCTTATCAACCCGCTCGGCAAGATTATCGACGGCCTGAACGCCGCCTACAAGGCTAAGCTACAGGCGCAGAACGATGCCGATCGCATCGAGGCCGACAAGCAGATTGACTTTTTCCAGGGTCAGATCGCGCTTGCGACCCAGGCGGCGCAGTCCGACCGCTGGTGGAGTCCTCGTTCTCTCATGGGCTTCTGCGCGACCATCTACGTGGCGAAAATCGTTGTCTACGACACGGTTCTGCAGCTCGGCGTCACGCCCAATCCTGGCGGTCAGGTGACAGGCCTGGTGCTGGCAATTGTGGGCTTCTACTTCGGTTCCAAGACGGTTTCCGATGTGGCCGGCAAGCTTATCGGCGCTTGGGCGCGCAAGTGATATCTCGCCTCCAGATTATCGGCTTCCTCATCTCTATCGCCACGCTGGCGGCTCTTTTGCTGTTGGCGTGGCATTCAATTTGATCATTTTCAGGCAGGCATATCTCGAAGGGACAGGGCGTTGAGCGAGGCAACCATGCAGCTACCGCAGCGAAGCAAAAAGTTCGAGTGGAACTTCAACACCATCGTCACACTATGCAGCATGGTTGCTGGTCTCGTCGTCACGTCTGCCGGCTGGGGAATTACCTATGCCGACATGCGGAACGACAATAAGGATCTCCAAAAGCAAATTCTGGAGATCTACAGCCGCCTGGATAAGGACGGCGCCGACAAGAAAGCCCAGCTTGCCGACGTTCAACTGCAGCTCGCCCAGATTGCTCCTCTGACCTTCCAGACGACGCGGGCGACAGAGACCGGCGCCGAAAACAAAAAGGCGATCGAGCTAACCAACACGCGGATCGATCGCGTTGTGGAATCACTCGGCGGAAAGCTGGACACCGCGATCGACAGCATCAACAAGGTCGGAACGCAGGTTCAGGTCCTGAGCTCAAAGCTTGAGGATATGCAGGGGAAACCTGATAAGACGATATTTCGGACTCCGGTGGTAAAGCCGTGAACGATATGAGAACTGACTGTGCCAAGTTTGTGCCGTTTGTGTCTGCTGGTTCCTGAGTCGTTCTCGTTTCAAGCCGCAAGAACCTGCAAGATATATAAAGAGTGGATTTTCTGATTTTTCGGAAAAAGCCCTTGCAATCAAAGGCGATCCCTCATAGTTAGGCCGCACCGGAGAGGTGGCCGAGTGGTCGAAGGCGCTCCCCTGCTAAGGGAGTATACCAGAAATGGTATCGTGGGTTCGAATCCCATCTTCTCCGCCATTTTGGCTCAATTGTCCTCATCTGCAGATGGCAGGTGAATTCGGAGCTGACAAATCCCAACGCAAGATTCTATCGGGAATTCCGGCCTGCAAAGCCTTCGTAGCGCTTCAGATATGCTATGAGCGCGCGCAGCTTGGGAGCCATGTTCCGTCGATTGGGATAGTAGAGATAGAAGCCAGGGAAATAGGGGCAATATTTCTCCAGGATCGGCATTAGCTCGTTCCTGTCGATGAAGGGGCGAAAGCTTTCTTCCATCCCGAATGTGATTCCCGCTCCGGCGACGGCCAGCTCGATCATCACGCCCATGTCATTCGTCGTCACCTCCGGCGCGACCTCCATCCGGAATTCCTTGCCCTCTTCCGTAAACTCCCAGCGATAGGGAACTGCCTTCGGTGAGGGACGCCAGCCTATGCATCGATGCACGGAGAGCTCTTTCGGATGCATGGGAATGCCGAATCGGTCTCGATAGGCCGGGGAACATACGGCCAATTGCCGCTCGTCACCGGCGACGGGTACGGCAATCATGTCCTGCTCGATGACTTCGCCAAGCCGGACACCGGCATCATAGCTTTCCGATACGATGTCGAATTCCTCGTCGGTGACGGTGATATCGAGCTGGATCTCGGGGTTGGCGTCCGCAAAGCCCGCGAGAAAGTCGCCGGAGAGAAATCGTTCCGCGATCGAGGAAACTGCGAGCCGCAACTGTCCGCGGGGCCGCGTCCGCAATCTGTCCGTCTTTTCCATCGCGGTGCGTATGTCCGATACCGCCGGCTCCACGTCCGCATAAAGCCGTTCGCCGGCTTCCGTCAGGCTGACGCTGCGGGTCGTGCGCTGCAGCAGCGCGATGCCCATGCTTTCCTCCAATCGCCGGATTGTCTGGCTGACCGCCGAGCGGGTGACGCCCAGCCTGTCGGCGGCGGCGCGAAAATTGCGCTCCTGGGCGACGAGAATGAAGACGGTGAGAGCATTGAGATCAGGCCACAT